CCAGCCTTTATCTCCCCGACACGGTCGGAGATTCACCAAGATAGTCCGTTTACCGCCCGACCAGTCCAGAGTTAGACCCGATGGCAGCCAAACGCTCCAAAGCCCTACGAGGGGCAACCAAACCAAGGCTTCAATCGATACCTCTTAAGGGCAAGAACAAGCTGCAAGATGTAAAGGATCTGTGCGACATAATCGGCATGCCTTTATTGCCGTGGCAGGAGCATGTGCTCAAAGATATGCTCACCGTTGATAAATCCGGCAACTGGGTTCGCAAGACAAACTTATTATTGATTGCTAGACAGAACGGAAAGACTCATTTAGCCCGTATGCTTATATTGGCTCACCTGCTTAAGTGGGATAGCCGCAATGTTCTTATCATGTCATCTAATAGATCGATGGCACTCGACACCTTCCGACAAGTAGCTCAAGTATTGGAGAGCAATGACCACCTCAAAGGCTTCGTTAAACAGATCAGGTACGCCAACGGTACAGAGTCTATTGAAATGCTTGACGGAAGAAGGCTTGATGTTGTTGCGGCAACTAGAGATGGATCTCGAGGCAGAACTGCAGACTTTCTCTTTATTGACGAGCTCCGAGAGATCAATGAAGAGGGCTTTCGAGCCGCTATCCCTACGACTAGAGCTCGTTCAAATTCTTCGACCCTGCTTACATCGAATGCAGGAGACGCTTTCTCAGTTGTCCTTAATGGAATGCGAGAACGGGCGCTAGAGAACCCACCTAAATCTTTCGGGTTCTATGAATACTCTGCTCCACAATACTGCAAGATAACCGACCGCCAAGGCTGGGCTCAAGCTAACCCTGCACTTGGCTATACGATAAGCGAGGAAGCCCTTGAAGAAGCAGTTGCGACTAGCCCGATTGAAAATACTAGAACTGAGTTGCTCTGCCAATGGATTGATTCTCTCAGCAGCCCGTGGACTCATGGAATACTTGAGGAAACCTCAGATGCCTCGCTCACGATTCCGCCGGGCGGTTATACAGTCTTTGCTTTTGATGTCAGTCCGTCTCGCCGTAATGCAAGCCTCGTTGCTGGTCAAATACTCCCAGATGGTCGCATTGGAATTGGAATACTCCAGACATGGGAAAGTCAAATAAGCGTTGATGATCTAAAGATTGCAGCTGAGATAAAGGCTCACGCAGATTTATACAGACCGCGTCAGATTTGCTTTGACAAGTACACCAGCCAGTCAATCGCCGACCGCCTTGCTAATGCTGGTCAGATGGTTGTCGATGTATCGGGTGCTGCCTTCTATCAAGCATGTACGGATCTCAATGATGCTCTGAACGCGCATAGGTTGGTTCATGCGGGTCAAGAGAACTGGATTCAACAGATGAACAATTGCGCAGCTAAGACCAACGACTCTTCATGGCGAATCGTTAAGCGAAAATCAGCCGGTGATGTATCGGGTGCTATCTCGACAGCGATGGTTGTACACATGCTAAACAAACCACAACAGGTAGCGGCTATATACTCAGATTGACCTACATGTAGTGTATAATTGACCTCTATGGGTCTCTTTTCGCGTAAGCCGCAAGTCCTGCAAGCGCAAGAAGCGCCGCAGATAATGAACGACAGCTTCTACAGTTACAACAATTACTTTCCTGCTGTTGTATCTCGCCAGATGGCTTTAGGCGTTCCCGCAATCAAACGCTGCCGTGATCTAATCTCCGGCACGATTGCAAGTATCCCTCTCGAGTATTACAAGAAGTCCACAGGTGAGCACATCGCTCCACCTCGATGGGTTGAGCAGCCTTCTGTTCACCAGCCTCGATATGTCACCATGTATTTCACATTGGACTCGTTACTTATGTACGGTCAGGCTTTCTGGCAGATTACTGAGGTCTATGCTGAAGATGGTCGCATGGCTCGCGCTAACTGGATTGCTAACACTCGAGTCAGCTTCTTAACCGATCCTGCAACTAACTTCGTAACTGAATACAGCATTGATGGTAAGCCAGTTCCAATGTCAGGTCTCGGATCACTTATTACTTTCCAGAAAGATGAAGGAATCCTAAGCATTGGCGCGCAGACCATTAAGGCTGCCCTTGATGCACAACGCGCAGCTAGTGTCGCTCTTGCAACTCCTTCAGCAACAGGATTTCTAAAAAATACTGGCGCAGACCTACCACCTCAAGAAGTCTCTGGACTTCTCGCAGCTTGGAAGCGCGCCCGCCAAAATAATGGCACAGCCTACCTAACCTCAACAATTGATTACGAGCCTATCGGCTTTAGTCCTAAGGACATGGGCTACAACGATGCAATTCAGAACCTAGCGACTGAGTGCGCCCGTCTTTGCGCTGTAGATCCTTATTATGTCTCTGCATCACAGAACACAACAATGACTTACGCCAATGTCCAAGATGAGCGCAAGCAGATGTACGCCTTTACCCTTCAGCCTTATGTCTCAGCGATTGAGTCACGCCTATCAATGAACGATGTTTCTACAGACGGTCACTATGTGAAGTTTGCCCTCGATGACAGCTTCTTGCGTACTGATCCTATGGAGCGTTTACTCGTTCTAGAGAAAATGCTTTCTCTTGGCTTGATTACAACTGAACAGGCTATGGAAATGGAAGATTTAACTCCTAACGGAAATGAAAGTGGAGACTAATGGAAACCCTATACATCGAAGCAGCATCAATTGAGTGCAATGAGGATCGCAGAGAAATCTCTGGCAAAATCGTTCCCCTTGGTACTGGAGAAGTTGGTAACACTAACCTAGGCGCTTATGCGTTTGAGGCTGGGTCTATTGAAATCGGCGATGTCAGCAAGATTAAGTTGCTTTCACAGCATGACATGAAGAAGCCAGTCGGTCGCATGATTGCAGCAGAAACCCGCGCAGACGGCATCTACGCAACATTTAAGTTAAGCCGTTCAACTGGCGGTAACGATGCCCTAGTAATGGCGCAAGAAGGTCTCGTATCCGGACTTTCTATCGGCGCAGAAATCATTGCATCTAAGCCATCACGCGATGGTCACACAGTCGTATCAGCGGCTAAGTTAAAAGAAGTTTCTCTAGTCACAGAGCCAGCCTTTAAGTCTGCTCAGGTATTAGAGATCGCGGCAGAGGAAACTCTCCCTGTCGAAGAAACCAAAACAGAAAGCGAGACAGTCGTGGAAGATACCACTCCGGTCGAAGCAACACCAGTAGAAGCTGCGGCTGTAGAAGCTGCTCGCCCTACAATTACAGCAATGGCTTACTCAAAGCCTCGCCTTGATTTCTCTGCTCACAAGCAGCTCGAAATGACAATTCAGGCAGCAATGGGATCAGAGGAAGCTCGTCAATACCTAGCAGCAGCCGCAGATACAACTGACAACGCTGGTCTCGTACCAACTCGTCAGCTTTCAACAGTTATCAACGGACTTGCTAATAGCACAAGAAGCAACATTGATGCGATCAGCCGCGGAACTTTGCCTGACGCTGGCATGCAGTTTCAACTTCCAAAGATCACAGTTCTCCCCGGCGTAACAGTCGAGGCAGAAGCAGGAACAATTGAAGATGTAGATCAGAACGCAGCATTCGTCACAGTAGATGTGAAGAAGTATGCAGGAGCTCAGACATTCTCAGTTGAACTTCTAGATCGCTCAAACCCAATCTTCGTAACAGAGCTTATGAACAACCTTGCTGCTCAGTACGCAAAGGTTACAGACACAGCAGTAAACGCTGCTCTTATCTCTGGTGCAACAGCAGACGCAACAACAATCACAACATACCCAACAGCAGCAGAACTCCTCGGATTCGTTGCTCGCGGTGCTGCATCTGTTTACAATGGTACACAGGGCTTTGCTCGTAACATCATTGCTAACACATCACAATGGTCAAACATCATGACACTTAACGATTCTGGTCGCCCAATCTACACAGCAGCACAGCCACAAAACGCTGGCGGTCTTGTAACACCAACATCAATCCGCGGCAATGTCGCTGGTCTCGATCTCTATGTAACTGCTAACACAGCAGCTACAACAGACACAGATGGCTCAATGCTCATCGTAAACCCAGATGCGTACACATGGTACGAGTCACCAACTTATCAGCTTCGTGCAGATGTAGTTGCAACAGGTCAGGTCTCAATCGCAATGTACGGCTATGGCGCAATCGCGACAAAGCTCGGTGCAGGTGCGTTTAAGATCAACAAGGCGTAAGCCACACTAAGTCGCTCAGGGGGGCTGCCAGAGCCCTTGCAGTCCCTCTGAGTCTTTAGAAAGGATAACAATGAGCGTAACAACAGTTGCAGAACTCCGCACAGCTCTCGGCGTAGGAACTCTCTACGCTGATGCTGTATTGCAGTCTGTCTGCGATGCTGCTGATGATGTTTTGTTGCCCTTTCTATGGAAGAACCAACAGCCAATCGTTGCTCATGGCAATGTAGGCACAGTTGGCACTCTCTACTTTGATGAAGATATCCGCGATGTGTTCTATGTAGGACAATCGGTAGTTATTAGCGGTGCTGGTACAAAGTACAACGGTACTAAGACAATCACCAAGGTCGGCATTAAAGACTTTAGCATCACAACAACCCACACAAGCAGCAACCCTAAGCACACAGTTGCGCCTTTCGGCATTGCAGCAGCAGAGACTTATGCGGATTACACAACAATCCCAGCAATCCAAGAGGCAAGCCTGATGATCTCAATCGATATCTGGCAAAGCCGTCAAGCTCCTTCAAGCGGTGGCGTCTCCATCGATGGATTTACCCCTAGCCCTTACCGCATGGGCAACACCCTCTTGGCTCGCGTTCGTGGCTTGCTTGCTCCATATCTTGACCCTCGTTCTATGGTGGGCTGATGCCAGCGATAACCACCCTACGATCTAGCATTGCGTCAGCTCTTACCGATAACACCAAGTACAGCGTGTTCTCCTTCCCGCCGGCAACACCGGTGGCGAATTCAGTAATCGTCACCCCAGGGGATCCCTATATCACCCCAACCAACAATGACAGAACCTCTGTCGCTCCCTTGGCTAACTTCAGAATTCAGATCCTTGTCCCATTGCTTGACAATGAGGGCAACCTTGCTGGCATCGAGACCGACATCGTGCGAGTCTTTGCGCTTCTAGACGCTTCCAGCATTGTCTTTAATGTAGGAAGCGTAAGCGCACCAAGCGTTCTAAGCATCGCTTCTGGAGATTTACTGACTTGCGACATTGCAATCAGTACCCTAACGGAATGGAGTTAAATCATGACCGATTTAGCACAATGGGAAAAAGAGAACAAAGAGTTCCTGATTAAAATCGGTCAGGCAGCTCCAGCACCAAAACCAACAACTAAGAAAGATGAGGAATAAGCCGTGTCAGTATATCTAAGCAACGGAGTGGTTCTTACTGTAAACGCGGTGGATCTCTCTAACCTAGTCTCAGCAGTAACAATCAACCGCTCATTCGATGAGCTCGAAGTTACAGCAATGGGCGATTCAGGACACAAGTTCGTCAAGGGCTTGGAAGCATCTTCAATCACAATCGACTTCTTTAATGATGAAGCAACTTCAAAGACACTCCAGACACTTCAGGCTGTATGGGGAACAAGCACAACTGTTACAGTCAAGCAGACTTCATCTGGAACCTCACCTACAAACCCACTTTACACAATGAGCTGCCTAGTCAATAACACAACACCTATCAACGGTGCAGTTGGCGACCTATCAACTCAGAGCGTAACTTGGAATGTAAACGGTACAATTGCCGTAACAACTTCCTAATAACTAAGTAAGGGGCTAAAAATGGCAAGAATCAAAGTAACAAGGGCTGATGGACAGGTACAAGAGTTCGAGATAACTCCGGTGCTTGAATATAGCTTTGAGCAATATGCCAAGAAGGGCTTTCACAAAGCCTTGATTGAGGATCAGAAGCAGTCAGATGTTTATTGGCTGTGCTGGGAAGCAATCAGGCGCTCAGGTGAAGTCGTCAAACCTTTCGGGGAACAGTTCCTTGAGACACTCAAGTCAGTTGAGGTCTTAGAGTCTGACCCTTTAGTCTAAGGGTGGATCGGAACTCCATTACTTATCTCGCAGCTCGTCTGAGTTATGAGTATGGAGTTCCTTTCCAATCCATCGTGGAACTACCTGCGGTGGCATTTAAGGCACATATAGAAGTCCTTAAGGACATAGCGAAGGAGCGAAGCAATGCCAGTTCAACTGCAAGGCGCGGTCGCTCTTCGTAAAGCATTGCGTAACTTTGAGCCGGATTTAGCCAAAGAGACAACCAAAGAGATTGCTAACTTTCTCAAGCCGGTAACTAGAAACGCTCGAGGCTTCCTGCCTTCTAACTCAGAAGTGCCATCAGGCTGGCTTAAGCGCGAGGGCGCTAAGGGTCGCTGGGCTAATCGTTACTATGACAGAACTCAGGTCAGCCGTAGCATCAGCTACAAGAGCAGCCCAAGCAAAGCCAATCGTCGAGGATTTAGAGCCTTGGCATCTATCTTCAATAAGTCTGCTGCTGGTGCTATCTATGAAACAGCCGGTCGCAAGTCTGGCGTTACTGGCAAGTTCACTCCAAAGCTCGGCGGTCAGCTCGCTGGTCAGGGTCAGAAGATGACAGGTAGAGCAATCTTCAGAGCCTTTGAGGAAGATCGTGGCAAAGCGACAGCAGGAGTTCTCAAAGCAATCGAGACTTCAGCAGCTAAATTTAATGCAAGGAGACCAGTCTAGTGGCAGATTTAAGAGTTGATATTGCTTCCGAGTTCACCGGCAAAGCAGCCTTTACTAAGGCACAGAAGGCAACCGGATCACTAGATAAGGCAGTTGGCAAACTAGGCAAGCAGATAGCCTCAGTCTTTGCGCTCACTAAAATTGTTTCTTTCGGCAAGGCATCAGTCAAAGCCTTTGCAGAAGATGAAGCAGCAGCCAATCGCCTATCCACAGCGGTTAAGAATCTAGGGCTAGCCTTCGCACAGCCTCAGATTGATAACTACATCGCCAAGCTCGAGTCAAGTAGTTCAGTCCTCGATGACCAACTACGCCCTGCTTTCCAAGCATTGCTGACAACAACTGGATCACTAACTAAGTCTCAGGAACTCTTGACCATGGCTATTGAAGCCTCGAGAGCAAGCGGCATCGATCTCACAACCGTATCTCAGGATTTGGCTAATGCCTACAACGGCAACACTAGAGGATTAAGAAAATACAATCTTGGGCTTACCAAGGCACAGCTCACAACCGTCTCATTTACAGAAGTGCAGCGCCGCTTCAATGCTCAATTCTCTGGCGCTAACGCAGCCTTCCTAGATACTTACGCTGGCAAGTTGCAAGTGCTTACTGTTGCATCTGAAAACGCTAAAGAAGTAATAGGCAAGGGCTTGGTCGATGCACTAGTTCTAGCCGGTGGCAAAGATGGAGATATTCAAGATGTCGCCGATGCCATGAGCAGCTTATCTAACTTTACTGCCGATGCCATTCGTGGCGTTGGAGTCTTGGCTGGCAAGTTTACCGCCTTCGACAAAGCAATCAGCGGTGGACTTCTTGGCAAGTTGCTATCTGCTAACTTTGAATATGGCTTGATTGGTCAATTGGCTAAATTAGGTAATGAAGCACAGGAGCGCCCAAGAGCAGGTCGCCGCTTCATGGGTGGCGCACAGGCTAACCTCTATGATTCATCAGCCGCAACAGAGAAGAAGCGTCAGGATCAACTGAAGAAACTTCAAGATGCTCAAGTCAAGGCAAGCAAGGCTCTTACAGCAGAACAGAAGAAACAGGCAGCACTTAAGAAGGCTGCATCAATCTTTGACTTAGAGCAGATTCAACTTATTGCTGCCCTTCAGGGTAAGTTATCTGATGAAGATCGTAAGCGCGTTGAACTCCAGTTTGCTTTAATTACTGGCAATGTATCAGAAGCTAAGAAACTAACTACTGAGATTGCGGCGGCTCAAGGACTGAGCAAGGATTTAGCTGGGTATCTTGCAAGCCTTCCAGATGCTAAGAATCCCTTTGCTGCGTGGGGTGCATATTTAGATGAACTTGCCAAGAAAGCTTCTCTAATCGTTACTGGTGACCCTAACTTTAACAGTTCTCTTGGCTGGAATAACAACCCTTCATTCCCTGAAGTACCTGAAGTTCCACAGACCAATGTGACCCCATTCCCTAGATCAACTCCCGGCAGCTTCCGTAGAGCCGAGGAACAATCTAACTTTACTGGACCAATTCAATTGTCGGTTAATATCGATGGTAAGGCGATTGCTACAGCTTTACAGGACACTTCTCTATCAGGAGTCTCATCGAGCGTTAATAGAACCTATGGAAGTTTCGCTGGTCGATGACTTTACCTGCCGAGATATCCGTATCCTTTGACTTTAGTTCAGGTGCAACTTTCGGCTACCCGTTTACTATTGGCGATCCTAAATATGGAGTTCTCGGCACGGGCACGCTTGGTTCATCTAGCGTTCCAGTCCCAGTTGTTGATTTAACTCCCAATGTCCGTAACATAACTATCAATCGTGGCAGAGATATCCAAGCAGATACCTATATCGCTGGCACAGCCGTTGTACGCATTACAGACCCAGATTCTTATTTTAACCCTCAGAACACAGCCAGCCCTTATTACGGCTATCTAGTGCCTCTTCGTAAGGTCAGAATTGCAGCTACAACCGCAACAACCCAAGAGTTCTTATTCTCAGGTTACACAACCGAATACCGCTATACCTATGACCAAGCCGAGCAGATGGGTTATGTCGATATCTATATTGCCGATGCCTTCCGCTTGTTTAACTTGGCTCAGATAACAACCGTTGCAGATTCGGGCGCAGGGCAAGCAACTGGCACACGCATAGGCAAGATACTAGATCAGGTGGACTTTCCTGCCAGCATGCGGACAATCTCTACTGGTCAATCTAATTGCATTGCTGACCCTGGAACTCTACGCACAAGCCTTAACGCGGTTAAAAACGCTGAGTTCTCAGAGCAAGGCGCGTTCTTTATTAACGGCTCTGGCACAGCAGTATTTAAGTCTCGTAACGAGGTTGCTTCATCTATCTCTGGCACTCCTATTGAGTTTAACCAGACCGGCGGTATTCCTTACCGTAACCTCATCTTTGCCTTTGATGACAAGCTCATCATCAATCAAGCCCAGATGACCCGTGTTGGCGGCACAGCTCAGTTCTACGAGAACGCAGACAGTATTGCCCGATACTTCCCTCACCAGTACAGCGCACAGGACTTAGTTATTGATACTGATGCCAATGCCTTAAATATCGCTGCAACCTATGTAGCCACTAGAGCTGAGACAACTATCCGAATTGACCAGATGGTTATCGATCTACTAGACCCAGCAGTACCAACAGACACAATTATCGGCTTGGATTACTTTGACAATCTAAGAATCAGCAATAACCAGCCAGACGGCTCTACCATCGTTAAGACCCTGCAATGCCAAGGCTTATCGTGGAATATCAGCCCTAATTCAATGCAAGTAACAGTTACAACACTTGAGCCCATAACCGATGGATTCATTATAGGAAGCACAGAACGCGGTATAATTGGCGTGAGTGCAATGACTTACTAGGAGATAAACAGATGGCAACAGGCTTTCCAACCGCGACAGGTGACATTCTCACAGCCCCTATCTTTAACGGCTTGGTGACCTTTACTATTGGCGCAGACAATACAAGCGATTACACAGCCGTATTGAATGATCAATATCAGGTGCTTGAGGTCATGAATAAGGCAACAGCCATCGCGTTTAAGCTGCCTACCAACGCCTCAGTAGCTTTTCCAGTAGGCACAGCAATTACAGTCCTTAACAAAGGTGCTGGACTTTGCACAATCTCAGCAGTTA